CGAGGCTGACGGCTGCGCAGCTGGAGTTGTTCCCCACGTTGTAACGTTGCTCATTCTTCCATTGCCGACTCGTCGTGTAGTGTGAACGAGAAGGTGAACTCGTAGACTTTTATATATCCAGGCAGCGCATAGTCGCGGCTTTTCTCCCTGACAAGTGGGGATGTGTTTTCCGAACATTCAAAACATTGCAGTGTCTTGTACAGTTTGTTTGCCATTTGCTGCCGCTCCTTCGCCTTGTCGTATGTACCCGATGAATAATGCGTGTCGTCGTAGCAGTCGATGGCAAGGCGCACAGTGATGCGTGAATCGCTGTTTTGCGCCCCATAGCCGAGGTCGTGCCAGTCGGAATCGACATTGCCGATGAGTACGCACGGGAACGTCACCGGGTAGTGGTCTTCGTTGGCGCCCATTTCAAGCTGGCCGTAGTCCTCGTCGATTAGCGAGAGTTCCGGCATTTCACGGGCGATTTGCTCCATGATGTTGATAAAAACTTCTTCCATGATTTTTAAGTTTTGATGATTAACTGCTTAAAATATTCCGTATTTCCTTTTCTATCCGCTCGTTTATTTTCTCGGTGAGTTCCTTGCTCTCGCCGAGGAACTGACGCTGTGGGATGCGGATGTCGAGCTTCTTTTTCTTTGTGAGGGCAAGATTTTTCCAGAAAGATGCTTGCGGGTTGGCCGTTTGCCCCACGGCGGTCCCCTTGCGGCCATTCTTTTGCTTCGTGGCAACCTTTCTCGCCTTGCCCGACGCCTTGTAGAACTTTGCCCATGCGAAGCGCCTCATGCGTTCCGTTACAGTGACAGAGACAGAGCCGCCCCAGTTGTGCAGAGGGGCATAGACGACATCGTTTGCCACCTTCACGCGGTAGTCGGACGGAATGTACTTGATGGAATTGAAAAGATGGTTGCGGCCTGAAAGCAGCGTGCCGTACTGACTTGCGGCGTCGGTTCCGCCGGCCGAAAGCCTCTTGGCTTTCGCCCACGGGTGCAGGCCGCCATTGACGAAGCCGCCTTTGCGGAAGTTGTCCTGGAAATGGTCTTTGGCCATTCGTCCGGCGACGACTGGCATACGGCGGCGCATCATGCCGTCAAGCTCCTTGCGCTTGCGTTCAACCTGTCTTGCGAAATCTTTTATATTCATATCATGCAATTATTCAAGAATAATTTGTAAATTTGCAGCGGAGGCGTATAAACTGCCTTATGTGCTTATGAACATACCTGTACAAGTAAAAGACGAAGCCCGTGAGCTTATAGAGCAATACGGCGATACTTTCGAGTACCTCGGTGACTACGAAGGGCGGGAAGCCTATATGTTCAAGTTCCCGGAGGACTCATGCACGGGTTATCCTTTTGTCTACTTGTATGACGGGAAAACAGCCACAGAAGTCAGCGGCCCATTGTCTCTCGACATAATCGGTTCACTTGTCGAAGATGTCGAGGAAAGCGGTGTCGAATAGCTTGTTGTCAATCCTCATTATGCCCCTGCAGCCATGTGAGTTGGCGGCACCTTCGTCACACAGATACTTGACGTCTTTCCACTCCATGCCAGAACCTTCGGAGTTGTCACTTTGCGGTTCAATGTAACGCAACTCCCCATTTTTGAACCTTTGAAGTATCGTGGCATGACCGCCACCGCCTTTCCACCCGATAGACAATTCGTAGACACCTTCATCTTTGCAGACTTCATTGAAGAATTCCATGTACCGCTTTGAAGTCATCTTCAAGTAGTTCTTGCTCCTAAGCCAGTCGTTTATACTTGTATGTTGCGCCGGCGTTCCGTCGGCATTCTTCCAAACTTCAAAAGCGCGCCCCCTGCTCAAGTATTCAAGTTTGCTTCCGGGCGTATTGCCCTTAGCGGTAATGTCGAACCCCCTAAGCCTGAGCGCGTATGCAGGTGCGCAAGTCTGGCAGTTGATGTCATACGGGCGGTCCCTTTTCTTGTCGTATTTTTTATTCTTGCTGTATTTGTGACCCCTCTTGTCGTGATACAGCCCATTTTCGTCCAAGACGAAATCATCCACGTGTTTAGGATTGGCGTTTTGTTTGTCCGCCTCGTCAACGTCCATAGGCTTGCCCTTTGTGATTTTTATGTTTTTTTCTATGTCTATGCAGTTTCTTGCAATAGCCATCTTTTCATCATCCGTGAGATTGTCGGGCATTTCCGCGATTATTTCATCAATACGGGCCATCAGTTTGTCAACAGCCTTTTTCGCCCCTTTGTGCGCATTTGCCTGATAAGGATGGTTGTCAGAGAACAGCTTGGCGTCCTTGCCTGGATTATTTTCAAGCCCCGGCTGCGGCTTGTATCCGTCACCTGAGCCGGGAACAGGCGTCACGGGGTCGTCAGTAGATGACAATCCGCACTTGCAGTTCCAGCGGTCGCCGGGGCGGTGTTCGTTCCAGAACGGGTCATCGACGGGACGCACGGTGTTCCAGAACACACGGTGGTCCTCGCCGGGATGTACAGAAGTTGACGGCATCCAACGCAGATTGGGCAGTACGTCCTTCTCGCGCTCGAACTGCTGCCAGTCAGCGGCAAGGTGCGCACGGAGTATGGCGGTGTCGTATTCCGTGCGCAGCCATGCACCGCACTGGTGGGAGGCGATGGGCAAGACCTCGCTCCTCCACTGCTCGAACGGCTTTAGATTGCCGTTTGAATCCAGCAGAAGGCGTGCCATGTCGTTCTGCAAGCGATGGACCTTGAACGCTGAGAACACAGCATTGTTGCGCAGTATTGCGGCACGGAAATCGCCGTCGGGGTCAGTGGCCTTTGACTCGGCAAAGCCTTTTTTCACGGCCTCGTTCATTTTATCCCATATTCCGCCGAACAGGTTTATTTCGATGTCAGTGGCCGGATGGAAATCCTTGCTGTAAATGTTCAGCAAAGCGCGGCGCAGGAGTTCGTCGGAAAACTCGATACCTGTCGAAACCTCACCTTCGTCCGCCCCGTAAAGCCTGTTGACTACCAGTCTAAATCCGCCCCGCCGCGCGACGGGGCCTTTGCGAAAAAACCTGCAAGCCAGCTACGGAACGACTTTTTCTGTTTAGGTGAAGGTTCGGGCTCTTCACCATCGCTGCCGTTTTTGGCTTCATTCTCCGGCTTGGCTATTTGAGCGGCGGCATTTTCCTTCCTTAAACGCTCTTCCTCACGCGCTTTCTTCATACGTTCATAGTCGGCAGGCTTTTCAATGCCAAATTCTTCATATAGGTAATCGTCCGACACCGGCAGGTTGAAACTTGTCTCCAGCTGTGTAAGTACATTTATTTTCGACGTGGGGTCGATGTCTTTCCTTTCAGGGAAACAGAACTCACCGCCGGCGGTGTCAATGCCGATATGCGCGAAAATGTCCGCCATGTCGTAGTTGAGGACGTCAAGGACATACTTCTTGTCAGCCAAGGCGACCTTGTCCTCGACTTTCTTGTGTACCGTTCCGAGCGCCTGCGTGCCTTTTTCCGACGATTCAGTAGTCAGCGTGTTGCCGAGGACAAGTTTTGACATTTCGTTGTTGCAGCGTTCGCAGAGCCGCTCGTACACATCAGCAGAGCCGGTTTTATTCCCTGCTTCCGTCAACTTGAATTCCGTATCCTTGGAATGGAAGAATTGCGCGAGGCTTCCTGCATTCGCCGCGTCCTCCATAGCCCTCTGCCTGGATTCCTCGTCATCAGAATCATATATATACTCTTGTATGGGCATACCGAACACCTCGGAGAACTGCGACCAGTCGCCCGTGGTGTTGCGCTTGTAGATGACCCACGGCGCAGCCTTGGCCAGCAGCCCCAAGTCGTCAGGGCTCCCGACAAAGAGCAAATCCTGATAGTTGTCCCAGGGCAGGCCCGTTATGTCGGTCTGGTGCCGGAGTATGAGTTTTCTTACCGGGTCGACATGCTTACGCGGGACGAGGTCGTAATCCACCCACTGACCCTCACGGTAAAACTGGCATAACGTGAATCCCCAGAACCTTGCGTCGATGATGTCGCCGATGAGCTTGTTGAACCACGGGGAGCGTATCTGTTCGTTCACGGCATCGTTTGGCTTGCCGTTTCTTTGGAACTCAATATCCGAACACAGTACGGCGTTCTTGCGCTTCTCGATAACGCAGGAAAGGTGTGTGTCCATAAGGATGTCCGAATACAGGTCATAGAGTTTGTAACGCCTGGAAAAATCAACGTTCTCGGCGGCGCGGACGGCCGCCATATAGTCAGCGATGTCAATGCCGAAACGTTTAGGCTGCGTGATGACGATGACGTTAGGTCTTTTCTGTCCGGGCTGCGGCAAGTTGCCGCCGACGGTGATAATCCCGTTCTTGTTCCTGTTCTTTCTTTTGCTCATAATAAGATAAGTTGTTTTTACCAATGGTTTGTCCTTTTGCGGTTGCTTATGATACGGAACGGCGAGTTCTGCGAGCGTTCTTCCGGCGGCAGCAAGGGTGCGCCCTCGATGGATATTTCCTCTGCGGCTACCGCCTTCATCCATTCAACGGCACGCTCGTACCTGTCCTTCCGCACCTGTGAGAGCTTTTGCGGGTTGTGGATGCAGAAAATGTGGTATACTGCGATGTCGATAACCATCATCAGCACGAGTTGGTTACGCTGTTCGCCGGTTGCGGAAAAGATTTTGTCGCAGTCATACCGTTTCGACAGGTAACACCGCATTTCGGCGATGGCCCTGTCCTCGCATACCTCGATGACGGCCTCGTCCTCCCTGACAAGCGCGTCCAGGATGTCACGGTGGATGCTTGCGTCATAGTCTGTCAGTTCTACAAATTGGCTCATAGTTGTAATGAAGAATTAAGAGTGAATAATGAATCTGTCACATCCTGCGTTTGTTGCGGCTGCGGAGGTCTTTCCGAGTCTTGAACACCGGCGGCTCCGCCCTACGCATAAGCTCGTCGATGATGCGGTTGCCGCCTTCGACCGCATCCGGGCCGTCCGCCGGATAGCGTAAGGACAGCGTGAACAGCTTGAACTGGTCTTCCAGCTCCTTCATGTGCGGGTTGTCTTTTTCCGCCTCGTTGAGGATGAGGTTGCCTTCTCTGTTGAGAGGTTCCAGGTTGGCCTCTATGCGCGTGGCCTTGTCAGTCTTTTTCTCCTCGTCACCACGGATGTAGAGGGAAATATTATGCTCTTTGCGGACTTTGGCCACGAGAGGTTTGAACACCTGCTGGAAAAAAGGGTCTTGCAGCTTGTTGTTTTCCATGTAGCAATAGACGTTGGTCTTGCCGCCGACGAATTCCTGCATCTTGACATACCAGCCGATGAATTCCGCGTTCAATGCCTGGGCAAGGAAAGTCTTGATGACATAGAGCCTTCCTCCGAGCTTGCCGAGCAACGAAAGCGCCTTGAAGGACTTGCCTTTCTTGCCCTTGCTCTCGCCCGGCGCGGGGTCGCCGTATGCAACGAGGAACTTGAACTTCGACAGTGGCGGCACCTTCCCGTAAGTGATGTTCTCAAACACCTCGCCGACGGACACCGGATTGTTATAATACTCCCCCTGCACCGCCTTGGTGGATATTTTGGAAAGCGTGCGGTCGATAAACTCCTCGGAATTTTTCTCCGGCCAAGTGGAGCGTCCGTCTTTGTCGCGAATGTTCACTATGTCCCAATGGTCGGCCATGCTTCCGGCCCGTACCACGCAACAGTCCTTGGCGATGATATTACCGCAGAAGACAATGAGTGTAGGTTCGGATATGGAGCGCGTCGGATAAAGCGCGTTCTCCCACCAGTCCCATCGTTTCTGTATGATGTCCGGGTTCTTGGTGTCGTCGTCCGTGTCGAAGTCGTCCACGAGCAGCACGTCCGGGCGTATGGCCTCGTTGCGCGAGCCACGCGGCGACTGCCCGGCGCCGAGGGCGCGGAATGCCACGCCGCCCTTTGTGACGAACTCGTCCTCCGTCCATGCGCCGGGCGTCTCTTGCTTGCCATAGTAAGCCAGTATTCGCCCGTTCGCTTCCAGGTTAGCCCGGTATGGTGCCAGCAGCCTGACAGCATTGTCCTTGCTGTTGGACGTCATGATGACGTTCTTTTTCCGGCCTGTAAGCGTGACGAACATGACAGCAAACATTGTAACCGTAGACTTGGCCAGCTCACGGCTCCATGACAACACCTCAAACCATTCGTCATGGGCGAGGATGCGCTGTATGGCACGTTTCTGGAACCCTGCGAACTCATACTTGGCGTAGTTCGGGAAAAAGAACTTTATCCATTCCACCGGGTGCCGTTCAAGGTAAAGACGATGTTTTTCCCTGTCCTGTGCGGACATGGACTTGTCAACGGGTGTAGCCCTTGCGATGTCCTCCTTGAACTTCTCCCAGTCCAGTAGCGCTATCTTATCAGCCTGTTTCATGTGTCCTACGGTTTATAGTTTGTCCTTGATGTAAGCGTCTGCCAGCCTTGTCAGCTCCTTTGCCTTGTCAAGGTCGAGCGGGCGCAGCCATTCGACGAAGCCGGTAAGCACGCTGATAATGTCGGCAATGCCCGTTTCCTGCTCCATGTTGCGGATGGCGGCGGAGAGCTTGCCAAGGATGTCAGCCTCCTTGGAGCTGGGGAACCTCTCACCCTCGGCGCGTGTCGAGATGGCGCGGTTTATTTCCGCCACCTGACGGTACAGGTTCGCGACCTGCTCCTGGCGCGTAAGCGTAAGCCCGGCCTTTTGCTCCTCCCACTTGCCGGAGCGCACCCAGTTTGACACGGTGACGCGGGACACCCCGACCCTCTCGGCTATTTCCTGTTGCGTAAGGTTTTCGCGCAGGTATAAAGTCTTGGCCCATTCTTTCTTCTGGGCGTTTGTCAAGTCTGTCATAATATTCTAATGTCTTTAATGAATCCAAGTGCAAAATTGCCATAAAAAGCCCGTTTGACGAAAAAGACAAAACATGATGCGACTTTGTGGTGTCACCATGACGCCACAAAGTTGCATGATAAAAACGCGGTTTCCTCAATCCGCTGAATTGTTGCATTTTTGCAGCAAAAATCACGGACGACAAAAAAAAGAGCAAATGGCAATAAGCAAGTTCTTCAACATACAGACAGACGCGGAAGGCGTCGGGACAATATTCCTCTACGGTGACATTGGCGACTATTATGACGTGCAGAGTGTGCGTGTGGCCAAGGAACTCATGGAGGCGGAGAAAGCCGGCCGGCGTGTGAACGTCAGGATAAACAGCAACGGCGGCGAGGTGTACTGCGGCATAGCCATATACAACGCCATACAGAACAGCAGGGCCGATGTGCGCATCTACGTTGACGGCATAGCCGCCAGCATGGCGAGCGTGATAGCGCTGTGCGGCAAGCACGTCGAGATGAGCAAGTATGCGAGGCTCATGCTGCACAGTGTCAGCGGAGGCTGCTACGGGAACAAAAAGGAGATGCAGAAGTGCATAGACGAGCTGGAAAGCCTTGAGGACAGCCTGGCGGACATATACTCAGTGCGCACAGGCATGACGAAAGACGAAGTGAAGGCGGCCTATTTTGACGGCGAGGACCACTGGCTCACGGCAGAGGAGGCCCTGCGCTCAGGCTTTATTGACGGTATCTATGACGCGGAGCCAGTGCCGGAGGACAGTACCCCGGAACAGATATACAACTTATTCAATAACCGGCTCGTTGAGCCACAAAACAAAGACAAAATGAATCTTGAGGAAGTTAGGAAGCATCCATCGTTCAAGGACTGCAAGAGCGAGGAAGAGGTAATCGCCAAGGCCCAGGCGTATGCACAGGAGGCGAACCGTGCGGGCAGCCTGGCGGAAGAGAACGCCTCCCTGAAGGCGAGAGTTGAGGAGTTTGAGGCCAAGGCGGCGGCCGACGAGGAAGCCGCACGCAAAGCCCTGCTTGACGCGGCCGAGGCTGACGGGCGCATCAACGCCGAGACACGGCCCATGTATGAGAACATTCTGAAAAACAGCCCGGAAGAAGGCAAGAAAGTGCTTGCTTCATTGTCACCGAGGCGCAAGGTCGTGGAAGACCTGAAGGTGGAGCCGGGCGGGGAAAGCCCATGGAACAAGCGTATGCGTGAAATCAAGGACAAACTTAACAAGTAAAAGACATGGCAATAGTAGTAAAGAACACCAATTACAACGGCGAGGTACTGGAGCAGCTTCTGACGCTCGCCGCCACCGGCAACGAGATTGTCGAGAAAGGGCTGATAATGGTCATTCCCGGCGTGGAGAAGAAAATCAGCCTGCCCCGTTTGCGAAGCGGCAAGATGCTGCAGAAGCGCAAGGAGAACCCAGGCGTGGAGGATTCGAAGGGCAACTTCAACTATGACGAGAAAAGCCTTGACCCGAAAGACTTCATGGCCTTCACCGTATTCAACCCACGTGCTTTCGAGCAGATCTGGCGTCCATGGCAGCCGAAGGGCAACCTCGTGTTTGCCGAACTGCCTCCCGAAGCCCAGAACGCCCTCCTGGCAGAGCTTGCCAAGCAGGTGCAGTTCGAGCTGGGCGACCATTACATCAACGGAGTGTACGGTGATGACGATGACCACCTGTTCAACGGCATCCTCACGCAAATGACCAAGGACACGGAACTTATCATCGTGGACAGCGAGGAGGAAACCATGCTGGGCAAACTGAAGGCTGTGCGCAGTGCCATACCCAAGGCCATCCGCAACAACCCGAACTTGCGCATCATCATGAGCATCGACGACTTCGACAAGTACGATGACGAACTGACCGAGCGCGAGGCCAAGAACGCCAGCGAGACCGATGTGAACGCGCGCAGTTACAAGGGCATAACCATAGAGACGTTGGCTGCATGGCCGGACGGCCTGATAGTGGCGACCCTCTGCTCGATGGGAGCCGACGGCAACCTGTTCGCCGCCGTCAACCTGCAGGATGACGAGAATGTCATCCAGATAGACAAGATTTCAAACGCCAGCGAACTGTACTTCTTCAAGATGCTGATGAAGGTGGACACCAACATCGCTTTCGGCGAAGAAACGGTGGTGCTGGACAGCCGTGACACTCCCGTCTTCAAACCGGCGGCCAAGACGGTTTCGGCCGACCCGACTACGGTGACCATTCCGGCAGAAGGTGGCAGCAAGGAAGTGACCATAACAGCCAGCGGTGAATATACCGTAGGAGCGGCTCCGTCCGGATTTGACGTTGAAGAAACGGAAACGGGCGTGACCATCTCGGCGGAAGCCAATGACACCGGAAGTGAAAAAAGCGGAACCTTGACCATTACGTTGAATTCTGACAGCGGCAAGACGGCCAAAGTGACCATTACACAAGCCAAACAGGGGGAATAACGCATGGCACAGTTGAAACGTTTGGTATTGCATTGTACTGCCACTCCTGAAGGGCGTGAGGTCAGCGCGGTAGACATACGTCACTGGCATACCGATCCGGTGAGCAAGGGCGGTCGCGGATGGAAGCAGGTCGGCTATACCGACATGATACACCTGGACGGCAGGGTGGAACGCCTGGTGGACAACAATGAGGACGCACAGGTAGATCCCTGGGAGATTACCAACGGGGCAAAAGGGTACAACTCCACATCCCGGCACGTTGTGTACGTCGGCGGCGTTGCCGCTGACGGCAAGACTCCTAAGGATACCCGTACATCGGCGCAGAAGAAAGCGATGGAAGCCTATGTGAAAGACTTCCACCGGCGTTTCCCTTCCATCCCGGTTGTTGGGCATAACCAACTGGCCGCGAAAGCCTGCCCTTCTTTTGATGTACAGGCTTGGCTGAAAGAAATAGGTATAAATCAATAAATGAATGACTGAAATGAAAAAGCTGATTTTATTTTTTGTGCTGATGCTCGGGTTTGTGTCAGCCTCGTTCGCCCAGACGGGTGATGTTTCCACAAGTATGGACTATGACAGTATGATTGCCACCTTTGCCGGATTCGCCGGCTGCGTGGTGTTGCTGACGGAAGGCATCAAAGCCTTGTTCCCGAAAATGGAAGGACTGGTAACACAGATAGTAAGTTGGACGGTCGGCTTGGCGGCAGCCATGCTGTTGTGGTGGCTGGACGCAGGATTTGTGGCCGATGTAGAATGGTATATCGCCCTGCTTTATGGTTTCGGAGCCTCGCTTGTGGCAAACGGAATCGCAGACACGGGGCTGGTGCAATGGCTTATAGGACTGATAGCCAAGAGGACCGGGTCAAAATCATAAGCAAGGTATCAAACAAGTAATCTCATGGAACTCAGTGAAATTCTCAATTTCGTACTGGGTGGCTCTCTTTTGGCGACCGTGATTGGCATTGTGACGCTCCGCGCGACAGTGCGCAAGGCCAACGCGGAAGCCGAGAAGGCGAAGGCGGATGCCGAAACCGTGCGGATTGACAATGCTGAGCACGCCACCCGGATACTTGTGGACAATATCGTTGAACCGTTAAAAGACGAACTCAATGCGACGAGGAAAGACCTTCAGGCGACGAAACGCGAGATGGCACGCCTTCGCAAGGCCATTGACACTGCCAATTCTTGCAAGCATCATGACGATTGCCCTGTGCTTCGCGGGGTGCGCGACCACCCGAAAGACAGCGCGGGAAACGGCACGGACGGAAACGACGCTGAGCCTGGCGGACAGCGTGAGGAGCGAAGTCCGCCTGATACGGACGGAAACGGTGCCGAAATCGGAGGTGAGTCTGAAGATACCGGCTGACAGCCTTCTGAGACTTCCTCCGCTGGCCTCATACAGCGGGAAGAGCGGACAGGCCAGCGTGTCGGTAAGCCGTGACAGGGACGTGATAACAGTGTACGCGAGCTGCGACAGCCTGCAGCTCCTGGTGGAATACTACGAGCGGACATCCTCCGTGTGGCAGGAACGCTACGAGGAGATGGCCGGCCTGTACGAAGAGGAAAGAAAACAGCGTTCGAACCCCGTTAAAATCTTTTTCTACGGTTTCGGGGCTGGAATACTGGCAGGGGTTTTAATCACAATATTCATCCAAAAACGAAAGAAAGATGGCAAGTAAGAAATTCATATACGGCATAGCCGTTGTAAAGTTCAACAGCAAGGAAATCGGCTACATCGAGAAAGGCAGCTGGGATTGGGGCGGCACGAAGCCGGAGAGCACGGACGTGGAAGCCGAGCAGGTACCGGACGCTCCGGTGCTGACACTGGCCAACAAGAACGCGACCATAGCGCCGACGTTCAATCTCATCCAGCTGGACTATGAGAACATCCAGGCCGTGCTTGGCGGCACGCTGGTGGGCAGCACGGGCAGCTACACCGGCTGGAAGGCCCCGACCGACCTCGTGGAGCTGCGCGGCCCGTGGGAGATCCAGTTCGTGAGCGGCCAGACGATGAAGATACCGAACGGCACCATCATGGCCAACCTGGGCGGCAAGCTGACGCTGACGGAGGTGTCGAAGATAGAATGCCAGCTGAAGGTGAACAAGCCGGAAGAGCCGGACACAGCTCCATACGAGGTAAACGACACTGTAAGCGAATAACTTTATGGACGCCAAGACCGCACGTATGATAGAGCGCGAGGGGACGGCCGCCCTGCTGGACAGTGGCGTGTCCGTCCCCTTGAAGGAAGTGCGCATACCGTTCCGGAAGAAACCGCTACGTTTGCGCGCCGTGATGCGGCGGCCGCGCTTAGGCGGCCTGATAAGGCTGTCGAGGGTGTACCTGCGCCTGGGCGTGACTGCGGCGGAGATGGAGAGGTTTACCAAGGAGGAGGAGATGGCCTTCATCGCGGCCCACGGCAAGGACTTGAGCCTGATGGTGGCTTACACCCTGTGCCGCGGATGGCTATGGCGGAAGCTGCTCGTGCGGCCCACGGCATGGTGGATAAGGAACATGATGGAGCAACGGTACCTCATGGCGTGCATGCGGAAGTTCGTGCTGCTGCTTGGTACTGACCCTTTTACGAGTATTATCAGGTCGGCGGAACGGACGAACCCGATGAAGCCGAGACTGAGCCAAAAAAGGAAGGGGAGTTAAAGACGGTGTACGAACCGTCCCATAGCCCCTTTGGGTTTGTATGGCAGATAGCGGCGGCGACGGGTTGGAGCGTGGGCTACATCCTTGAGGGCGTGAACTACCAGACGCTGATAATGATGCTTGCGGACGCGCCGCGCTACGTGCGCAAAAAGAACGGCGGCAAGAGCGCGGAGGACGAGGCGAACGAAATAGTAGGATTTTTCCAGAGCAACCTGAAGAAGTGAAGAATTAAGAGTTAAGCCCAATGGACCGAATACGACGAGGCGAGAAAGACTATGGCAAAACCTGTAGAGATAGAAATACTGCTGAAAGACCGCATGAGCGCTGGTCTGGAAGCGATGCAGCGCAAGCTGGACGCGCTGATGGGCAAGGCATCCGGCACTGACGAACGCGTGCGCATCCTCAGCACGGCCATTGCCGCGCTCAACGCGCAGTTCGCCGAGATGAAGAAAACCTCCGAGGCCGCCGTTCCCGACCTCGACCAAAGCAAGAACATATCCGCAATGGAAGCCCTGAAATCGAAGATAAGGGAGCTTCAGGAACAGCTGCGGCTGCTTGACGAGACGGCGGGGAACACGGACACCGTCCCGGCCGGTGCGGCACAAGCCGGCCGACAGTACAACGGGCTGCACATGAGCGTGCAGCAGATAGCAAGAGAGTTGCCTGCCGCCACTATGGGACTCAACATGTTCTTTCTGGCCATAAGCAACAACCTACCCGTATTGACTGACGAGATAAAGCGCGCCAAGGCGGCCAACGAGGAACTGAAGGCCTCAGGCCAAAGCACCGTGCCGGTATGGCGGCA